GCTGACAAAGAAGCTGAAGCAATCCAGAAGCAGATTGAAGCTCTGAAGCTTTCCCTCGATCCTTTATATGCTTATCAGAAGGCACTTGAGAACATTGCTAATCTGGAAAAGAATGGGCTTGACGCTGATATTGCTAACAAGGCAAGAGTTGAATCAGCATTAAAACTCAGCGATGCGATGAAGAAGCTCACAGCTGAACAAGTGGCATATCAAGAGTCTATTGATAAAGAGGTCAAGGCAATTAATGACGCTTACGCTCCCTTTGATGCTTTGCAAGATCGGATTGCTCGTCTGCAAGAGCTGATGGAGAAGGGTGGCTTATCTGGCGAGAATTATGCGAAAGAGGTCACAAAGGCTTATGAGATTGCTCAGAAAAAAGTAGATGAGCTGGCTGGGAAAACAGATGACTCATTCCAAAGGTTAACCGATGCAATGGCTGGCTATACATCTTCCTTCGTGGGTTCATTTATTGACAGTATTGGAAAAGCTGAATTCTCCTTCAATAATTTTGCTGAAGGATTACTCAAGACGATTGCAAAGCTTTTGGCGAACCGGATGTTCACTCAGTTCTTTGATATGTTGCTTAAAGGAACCGGCTCCGGTGCTGGAGGATTCAGTTTCTTTGGTGCGACTCCTTCGCTCACTCCTTTGGAACCTAGTCCGGCACTCACCAGAGATGGCTTTCCAAGTATTACTCCGATGATGGTCGGTGCTATGAAGTCAGCTCAGAATGATTCTTCCTTTATGGGAACTACAAATATTGTGGTCAATAACATGAACTCTCAAGATAACGAAGTCTCGACCAAAGAGACAACGAATGAAAAAGGGCAAAAGCAGATTGAGATCTTTATCGAGAAGAAGGTGAAAGATCTGTTCGGCTCCGGTGGCATGGATAAGACGATGAAGTCAGCTTATAACCTGAGAAGGAGTGCCGTATGAAAACGATCTATATTGCTCCAAGACCTGTCAGCATTGATTCCTGTATGGAGACATGGTCGGAGACTTATCTTCCGAATACGATCAGGACTGAGATGGATGATATGGAAGTCAAGGTCAGAAGACGCTCGACCGGTATGGTGAAAAAGATTGATACGACAGTCAAGCTCAAGTCTTCTGTCTATGATGACTTTGTGAGGTGGTTCGAAGTGAATCAACAGGGTGGAGTTGTTCCTACAAGAATCAAGCGTCCTCAAGATGGGCTTGAGATTGTTGTCAGAGTGAAAGAACCTCCACAGATCTCATGGCTCCAGAAGGATGTCTTTGAAGCGAAGATGAGCTGGGAAACGATGCCGGCTTGGAAGAATCTATGACTCCAAATAATATCGCTCACATTCAAGAATTCAGCTCGTCAGTTGTATGGCTGTATCTGCTGACAATTGAGACTCCTCGTAATTTGCCTTTGTATCTGGTGAACAATAATGAAGAGTTCGTGAGTAATGGAATCACCTATCTCCCATATCCTTTTGAGCTTGTTCTCCCAGAGGATACAGGTGATAAATTGCCTACGGTGAAGCTCACCATCAGCAATGTGGATGGAGCGATTGTGGATGCGATTAGGGGCTTTGCAACAGCTCCACAGATATCAGTTCAATTGGTATCTTCTGCTTATCCAGATACGATTGAGAAGAAGCTCGATTACTTACAGTTAAGAAATGTTTCTTATGATGCCATGACCATCTCCGGCACCTTAGAGACAATCAATGTCCTATCAAGAAGATTCCCAGATGAGTCTTATGATCCTGTTCACTTTCCAGCGATTTTCTATTGATATGAATTTATTACCTTACATCGGAATCCCTTATGAAGTCAAAGGAAAATCCTTTGATGGTGCTGACTGCTGGGGGCTTTGTCAGCTCTTTGGCTTGAAAGAATTAGGAATTAAATTTCCGAACTATTTTTATGATGTTGGAACCAATATCGAGGAAGCTTTGGAACATATAAAAAACGAGAAGCACAATTTAGGCAAGAGGTGGGAAAGAGTCACGATTCCGAATGAGGGCGATATTTGCTTATTTAAGATTCAAGGGCTTGAGGTTCATTGTGGGATTCACTTAGATAAGTATTCATTCCTTCATTCGCTCAAAGGTCGCTCAAGCTGTATCGAGAACTTGAATCATGTGAATTGGACTCACAGATATCAGGGGAGTTATCGATGGCTCGGCTGATTACCCCATTAAGTAAAAGAGAAGTTCATCTCCCAGAGGGGCTGACGATCCAGCAAGCGATTGACTTGTCTATCGAGGAAGGTTATCGAGATCATTTAGAGGTCTATAACTTTGGGATGTTGGTATCTGATCGAAGCTTCGTGATCAGAAGGACTGACTCACTTGTTCTCACAGTTGTCCCTCAAGGGGGTGGAGGTGGAGGAGGTGGGAAGGGAATTCTCGGAGCTTTGCTGATGGTGGCTCTGGTAGTGACTGCTCCTTATATGGCTGTTGGACTAGGAATGACAGCTGGAACTCTTGGAGCTGTTGCTGTTGCGACCGGAATCACGATGATCGGTGGCTTGCTGATCTCTGCTCTGGTTAAACCTCCGACATTGACTCCAGAATCAAGAGCTTCTTATGATCAGTCTCCGACTTACTCTCTCGCTGGTCAATCCAATGGAGCGAAGCCCTATAATCCGATCACGAAGATCTATGGGCGATACAAGTATTTCCCTAATCTTGCCAGCTCTCCAATCATCTCGAATCTGGGAACAGAGTCAAGGATCTCTAGTCTTTACGACTTCGGATATGGTCATGTTCAATTAGAAGATATCAAAATCGGAGATAACCCAGCTGGTGAATTTAATCCTGAGTTATATCTACATACAAATTCACTTGTCAAAAATACTTATTATGTGAATAGGCGAGTCGGATACGATCAATTCCAATATAAGTTGACATCGAGCAATCCTGTCCAGATCAGAAGTAAACCCAAAGCGATTGAGTTCGATATTGATCTTAACTTCGGAAGAGGTTTATATCGCTTTGATGATAGAGGAAATATTCAAACTCATTCAGTTGATTTTAATTTTCAATATCGTGATGTCAAAGGGACTTGGCAAACTTTAGGGGCTGGCTCAGTCTTCGGAGTATCAGCTCAAGATATTGGCGATGGTGCTGTTCGCTTCTCTGGATCTACTGCTAGACCATTTGTGGCAGTTGTCTCAGTTCGTCCTCCTTATGCCGGAGAGTTCGACTTCAGAGCTGTGAAGCTATCCCCAGATCAAACAGATTCCAAGTATGGTGAAGAGTGCTTTATCACCATGATCAAGTCTTACTCTGAGGGATCAGTTGTCAATCTTGAAAAACCTCATACCATGTTAGAAATGAGATTGCTGGCTTCTGACAAGATCTCTGGAACTGTTCAAAATCTTTCAGCGATATGCACTTCAGTTCTTCGAGTGACTGATGATGGGGTGAACTTCAGATATGAAGCGACTAGAAATCCAGCTTGGATTGCTGTTGATATTTTGACCGGCATTGCAAACCCTAAAGGACTTCGAGATGACCTCATGGATTGGGCTTCTTGGATTGAGCTGGCAAATCATTGCAATGCGATGGGATATCATTCTGACTTTGTAGTCGATTATTCGACAACAGTTCTGGAGCTATTGAACTCTGTTCTCGGAGTTGCTAGAGCTTCATTCACGATGACATTATCTGGGAAGTATGGCTGTCTCATCGATGTCAAAAAGACAGTCCCTCGTCAGTTGATCACTCCGGCAAACTCAAGAAATTTTCATGGGAACCGAACATTTACAGATTACGCTCATGCCTTCCTTGTCTCTTATGTTGATCCTAATTTAAATTGGCAGAAGAACCAAAGAACAGTTTATTTTGATGGATACAGCGAGAACAATGCGACTCTGTTCGAGACCTTAGAAACCTTTGGTATCACTTCCCCAGAGGAAGCTTGGCGATATGGTCGATATATGATGGCTCAATCCATTCATAGAGCTGAGACTTTCTCTGTTGAGATGGATATCGAGAACTTAGTTGTCCAGCGTGGCGATCTGGTTCATGTGGCTCACGATGTTCCACGTCTCGGAGGGCAAGCTTGTCGAGTGGTCACAGTCTCCGGCAATGAGATCACCATCAATCAAGAGCTTGGAGTTGCTCCAACAGGGTTCACCATTAGGTTATCTGATGGCTCGATTAAAACAGGAAAAGTCTTAGCAACAGCTCCTCAAGATGGACAGATCATTTATACGATTGACGCTGTTGGCGAGATTAATCCTGATGACTTGATTGTCATGGGGCAATTGGATCGAGTAGTCAATCCATATATTGTCACCGAAATTCATCCGAATCGAGATCTGACAGCTGAGATTGCTTTGGTCAAATATGTGCCGGAGGTTTACACAGCTGACACCGGTGATATACCGGCTTGGAATCCGGACTATGGCAATGATTTAATCAATACGACTGATTTAGAGTTAATCAATTTAGAAGCTTTAAATACGCTGATTTATCCCTCGCGATACCCTGTTAATCAAATTAGATTGAAGTGGGATATATTGGGCTTTAATTATGATCATACAGATATTTATGTAAAAAACCCAGATGGAAAAACAATTTTCGCTGGCGATTCAAGATCGTATTCTTTTTATCAGCTTTATACCATTTTGCAAAATTTGCAATGGGTTGGCGAATATGTTGAATTTGAATGTATTCCAATTTCTGCAAGTGGTCTCGCTGGCAAAGGAAAGAAAATATCTGTTGAGTTAATCGCAGATACTATTCCACCAGAAAAACCTCAGAATTTTGGTGTCAATATTCAATCGGAGCAAGTTTCAATTTTTTGGCAATTATCAAATGAACCTGACCTCATAAGATATGAAATCAGGTTCACTCCAGAATTCTTATTCCCTGATTGGACAAATTCTCTTTTAGTTGGCTTTACAAATTGGGATGTGAACAGATTAACTTCTGGAGCGAGAACCGGCACTTATATGATTATGGCTTATGACTCATCTGACAATCAATCAGAGGTTGCTTTCCAAAGAACAACAGTTGAGTCATTGCCGAACATTGAATTAGTGACTGAGGTTGATGATGCTGATACCGGCTGGAACGGTGTTCTCAATCACTTAGAAAAAGGACTTGTTACTGAAGATCCATTCATTTCAGCGTGGAAAAAATTAAGTGAAGTGAAGCACATGAGCGATGTTCTTGCTGGGAAAACTTACATTTGTTCAGAGGGTGAATTTGGAAGTGTTTATCCAGAGGGTGTGTATTACTTTGAGAATGATGTTGTTTTTGATCAGGTGTATGAGGTGCGAGTCTCAAGCTATATTCAAGCTCATGGCGAGGGGGAGCAAGGAACAAGATGGCATTACAACAGAATTAATCCTACAGAAATGGCTTATGTAGATCCTCAATTATGGGATTGTTGGCTTGAGTATCGAGCGATTGATCAGAATGACTTTATGAGTGATTGGGCTGACTTACAGGGACTTCCTAATCTTCTTGGCACAACAGGGCAATTTACTGAATGGCGAATTATTTCAGCTGTGGGCGATGTGACCGGCAGAATTATTCAATTTAGATTAAGGGTATTTTCTAAGTCACCAAATATTAAAACCTATGTGACAGATGGCTCAGTAAAGATTGATGTGACTGATCGTATCTGGTCGGTCAATGATCAAGTCATTCCTTCGGTTGGTCAACGCATTGTATTTGATCCGGCTTTCATGTTTGACACGATTGCAGTTGCAGTCAGCATTGATGGAAATGACTCTCCTGTTCGAGCTGTGACAACAAATAAGAACCGATTAGGATTTGATTTATCGCTGGTTAATGTTCTCGACCAGACTCCTGTTTCCGGCAAGGTTGACATCCTTGTTCGTGGGCAAGGAAAAGAGAGAACTTATTCAATTTGAGGAAAACAATGTCTAATATAAAAAATAAAAGTCAGGTGAATCCGAATGATTATCCAATTAACCCAGCGACTACCTCTGGAGTTGATTTGGCTGACATTCTGAATCGAACCTATAACACAATCATGAGCAATAATGCTGGGCTGAATCGTCCCCTAAATATTGAGCGAGGAGGATTATGGACTCAATATGATGCTCAAGGGAATTGCACTTTATATATTTTTGATGGTGTGAATGATGTTGAAATTGGCTCTGTAATTAATGGGGTGATTGGATTGCCTGTTGATTTAAAGTATGTGCAAAAGTCTGGCGACACGATGACAGGCAAGTTGACATTGCCAACATTGGATTCAACCGACACAATTAATGTACCTAATACATTTGGCTTTAAGAATCGTATTATTAATGGTGCTATGGTTATAGACCAAAGAAATGCTGGTGCAATATTTACAATTACTCCTACAGGTGGTTATTGCTTAGATAGATGGGTTGCTTATTCAATGGGTGCTAATTCTTCAGGTAGACAACAATACGATACGGCTAATGCTGTCCAATATTTACAATTAACAGGTGCAACAGGGGTTACCACATTAGGGGTTTATCAAAGAATAGAATCTGCTAATTGTTATGATTTAGCAAATAAAACGGTAACTCTATCTGCTAATTTAGCCAATGCAGTAGCAAAAACTGCAACTTGGACAGTTTATGCAAATACGACAAAAGATAATTTTTCGACTGCAACACAAGTAGCAACAGGAACATGGTCTATTCCTGCAAGTGGAAATTTATCAATAGATACATATAGCACCCAAATCAATTTGCCATTAAATGCACAAAACGGAATTCAAATAGCCATATCAGTTCCCAATCAAACAACAGGTGCATTTTATTTAACTAAGGTTCAACTAGAATTGGGCAAACAGGCAACATCATTTGATTTTCGTAGCATTGGAACTGAGTTGCAACTTTGTAATCGTTATTATCAACTTTACAATTTTTACACTGGAATTGCTGTGCTTACAACGCAGTTAGGTGTTTCAATTACTCATTTTCAACCAATGAGAGCAACACCATCAATAAAAGCATCACCAAATATTCAGATTGGAAATGGATTGGAAAACCTCGACCAATCATCGGCAGGTGCTGGTATAGCAAGTAATTCATTTAATGGTGGGCAATATATTTTGCCTAACTTTACTGATTTAACAGTAGGTGCTGTTTATCAGGCTAATCAATCGTATTTTACTCTTAGTGCGGAGTTATAAAATGTATAAATTATTTACAATTAATAGTCAAACAAATTCTGTTATTAGATTGGCAGACAACACTTGCATTCCTTTTGCACCTGATAACGCAGATTATCAACAGTTCAAAAATAATTTAGCAAATGGTGTTGAATTACAAAACGCAGAAGGTCAAATAATGATTAAAACAGATATAACTGAATTTATGAGGAGTTTGCCATGAAATCACTCATCTTATTTGCAGTCGTTTTATTAGCTTCTTGTGCAATGCCTAAACAACAGCCGAATGTCGGAGACACTTCGATTGTTTGCGTCTTTGCGAAGTGCGATGTTGGAGCGAGAAGCAATGATATTTCTACTCCGGCACAAGCTGAAGAGAAAAAATAGTTTTTTAACTGAAAGGGGAAGTATATGGATGGAATGACAACAGCTGTGACCGTAGTGGGAAGCTTGATCGCAATGGCAGTCTTAACCATTGGAGCAAGTGTGACAGGGCAGCAAGAAAAACTCTGCACAGCTTTGGGGGGGCATTACGCTCCAGCTCCACAGGGACAAGATGTCTGTCCGGATGGAACATGGCTGAATCTGATTAATAAGAAGATGCCGAAATAATATCAGGGGATCTCTCGACCATCTCTGGAGGAGTTCGCTCCTTCACGATCCAGAGAAGACTGATGTAGATCCCCTCCTTATTTTTGCGATTACTCTTTTTTCCCCACTTTGATATATATGCCTTTGATTTTAAAGGACTTTTTAGCCATAAATGGCTCCCCGACCTAGAATCAAAATTAATCTCTAATTCTTCAATTTTTGCCTTATAAAATCAATAACTTACAAAGGCTTCGCTCCTATTTATATGGCTTTTATGGTTATTTTTTAAGTTGTTGATTTGTTTGCATAAATTTGTTAGACTTTCTTGGAGTTTCTAAAGCACTCCCCCAGAATCCCCACTAAGAAAGTTGAAGATGGCATATTTTGAAAAGACAATATCAGGAAAATGGAAGGCTCATATCTATGTTAACAATAGAAGAACCTCGAAAACTTTTGATACAAAATTCTTAGCTCAACAATGGTCAAAGCAAACTGAGCTTGATATGAGAATGAGTCCAGATGACTCGCATCGATGGACAATGGAGCAAGTCCTCGAAAAATACAGAGATGAGGTCTCGGTCACGAAGAAGGGAACCAGATTCGAGACGATAACAATCAATCGCTGGCTCAAGGAAAAGAGGTTCGATTGTAAGCTCTCAGAAATCGACTCCAAGACGATTATTGACTTTCGTGATGAAAGACTCAAGACAGTAAAAGGAAGCTCTTGTAAGCGTGAAATGACGCTCCTGTCCTCGATCTTTGGACATTGCGTGAAAGAGTGGCAGATCCTCGACCGGAACCCCTCTGAGAAGGTCAAAAGACCTCCAGATTCCAAGAGAAAAAAGAAGCTGATATCTGACGCTGAAATTGAACAATTCTTGAAGCAAATCCCCTATACTGATTCAAGTGCTACGACTAGGGATCGAGCTGGAATCGCTTTTCTTTTTGCCATTGAAACAGCGATGAGACTAGGTGAAATCTGCAAGCTCAGAAAATCCGATATCGTGGGACGAACTGCGAAGCTCTATGACACGAAAAACGGAGAAGACAGGAATGTCCCTCTTTCCAAAAAAGCGATGGAGCTTCTGGCTCTGCTTCCGACTGAGGAGCTGTTCGCAATGAATGAGTCACAGCTGGACAGTAAGTTCCGAGAGATCAGGGACGAAGCGAAGCTTGACTTCAATTTCCACATGACTCGACATCTGGCAGTCACTCGGCTGGCAAAGAAGCTCCAGATCCTGGATCTCGCTGAGATGACCGGCCACAAAAAGCTCAATGAGTTGATGACTTACTATAAACCAGAAACCGAAAAGATCGCTGATCAGCTGGGATAATTTAACAAGAGAAAGTCAACAAATTTTAAAAAAAATTTGTTAGAATATTGACATGGTGGGAGCCAATTTAATAAGTGGGAAACCTTATGAAATCGCTCCTTCTAGTTTTTCTAGTGCCTTGTTTTGCCATAGGGCAAACGGTCAATCAAAACTCCTCAAATGTTGGTTCAACGCAAATGACAAGTGGGCTTTCAGCCTTGCTTGGAAATGCCATTGGCCAGCAAAATAATAACTCCACGACCACTATTGCTGGTGGAACAGGAAATTACAATTTAAATCAAAATGCTGATACTACTTCTAAAGTAACTACCGTTCCATCTATGAGTGCTCCAATGCTCGTTGCTAACGGTTCAGATATTTGCTTGGGTTCACAATCGGGAGCCTTTAGTATGCTTGGTTATGGCATATCAGGTGGTCGAACTGTGGTCGATGATAACTGCGTTCTACTTAAAAACTCAGCACGCTTAAAAGAATTAGGATTCGTAAACGCATCCATCGGACTTCTTATGTCTAATGAGTCCATTAAAGAAGCCATCCGAACTCAAAGCCCTATTGCTTATCTTATGATTGTGCGTGATAAAGCCTCTAATTTACTTGCAGAAATCGAAGTTGCAAAATCTGAGAATGAAGATATTTCTAGCATTGAATCTGAATTTAAAAAATATCAGCGTGAAGTCAAAATCATGGAATCACGCATAAAAAATTCGCCTGATTTGTTGGCGAAGTTAAGCAGCACAACCCAACCCTAAATTAAGGAAAGCACCATGAAAAAGAAACTTTTAGCATTAGCCGTAGTATCAGTAGTCTCTCAAGCCCACGCTGGTGGTGTGCAATTTACTGCACCTTCAGCACTTCCAACGTATACTGCCCCTCAACTGATTAGTCCACTTGTGCAATCAGCAAACGCAGTTGGCAACGCTTTCGGTTACTCAGGATACAATCCTATTCCATCGCTTGCCAATGACGTAAACTTGGCTATTCAGATCAAGCCAATCGACACGATTAACGAAAAGCCATATCAAGTAACATATAGTGCTGGCACACTAACACAAGGCTTGTCAGTAGCTTCAGCCGTTCCACAATTTACAAGTTTGACTTATCAGAATGAAGCCAACTATCAAACGGCAGTATGGAATTTAGTCGATGGTATCGGCAATTATTTTGCTAGTTCTATCAACTACGGCACAAGTGGAATTAACGCTTTCTTGTCACAAGTTGATGGTGCGACTCGTTTTGTCGATGGTAATTGGGTTGCTCCACAGACAAGCGTAAACGCTGACATTGCTACGTTTAACAGTTCACAAGATTGGGCTACAAAACGCAATAATCTTGACCAAGTTAAGAATAGCTTGATCAACGTCAGCAATATTGGTTCTGCTCTTGATTCAAGTATCACTAGCACAATCAAAGTTGGCAACGATATTATGTTTGATGCTAACCAAAACTTAGGTCAACGTGGATTGCAAAACGGTTTAACTTACTCTCATTTCCAATAAAAAAAAGTCTAGCATGGGCGAAAAAAAGTTCTGTTTCGCTCCCACTTTACAGAGCTTTGCTCATGCTAGACTTGCACTCATTTTCTCAATGCTAATCCTTATGCTTCTCCTATCCTCAAGAGATAAGCTCCATATAATGCGATCAAGCAAGCGTCCGAGCGTCCATCGTCTTTGACTCTTGAAAAGCTTTTAGCAAACTCTGGAAAAAGTTCTTGAGCTTTTTGTCTTGATCCATCTTTACCTTTAGGAACACTCATTCCTTTTTGCCACTTCTGAGGTGTTATTAATGTCATAGGAATTTTTAACGCTCCTAGAACCCCATGAATGACACCAGCTGACACTCCAAAATTAAAGGTCGATTGACTTGCTTGATTCGGCATTGAACCGACCTTTTCAACGAAAGCATGATCAATCGGAATCCCAGATAAAGACAGAGCGACTTCATAAGGAGACACTCGATTTATCTTCTTTCCTCCTTCAATAACTTGAAGAACCGGCATATCCCAGATCAGAATCCCCTTTGTGTCGGTGTTATACACACAAAAAGCTCCATACATACCACAATCTATCCCTAAAATATTCATCGCTTCATCCTTTTAGCTTCACGACAAGCTTGCTTCACTTCAATAGGAAAATCAGGACTGATCTCAGCAAGCGAGCAGTCATACATTTTCTGTTCTGGGAATAGCAAGATGGCAATCAAAAGAATGAACCCAGAGATCCCCATGAGGATCAAAATAAATATTTCTGGGTGCCATCGATTAAGAAACTCATTCAAGAATGATTCTCCTTCGAGGAAGGAGGTGTCCAATTCATTGCTTTGAATCTTGCGAGAATGTCAGTCTTGACACTTGGAACATAAGTCCATTTAGGATCCCAGAGCAAAGCTGATCCCTTTGGATCTGGTCTAGCAATTTTCTTTTTTATCATGTTCACTCCACATAAATTGATTCACAGCAAGGGCAATCCGATGCCCTTGTTTTTTATGCAATCTCGCTTTGATCATCCAGATCGGATAAAAGTAAAAGACGAAGAACAGGCTCCAGATCATTAGTCTCAGAGGGCGAAATGAAATCCTTCTGATGACTTTGATCATGGCTTCTCCTGTCCCATCGAATCGATGTATTTCGCAACGATTAAGGCTGAAGTGACCAGCTTTGATCCTCGCTTAGACATGACAGGGAGATTCTTGTTCCCTTTGTGGCGATGGATTGAGAAGGAGTTGTGACTCATGCCAATGGCTTCAGCGACCTGATGAGCGTCCATCACAAGTCCATATTTCTCGATGAGATATTGAGCTGTCGGATTCATAGAAAAATACTCCTTACAATGACTCCAGCAAAATAAAGACCTACAAAAATACTGATAAAAATACAAGACCAGACGAACATTTCCATTCTGGTCGGTGAATCGTGGTTCATAATTGCTCCTCGATAAGTGAGTCAGTTAAAACATCCATCATTCTTCTGAGATCCTGGATGTTGTTCGGTGTGGGATATTCACGAAAGAAGACGAGTCCCCCATTGAAAGCAATTGAGAACTTGCTATCGGTTATCTCGAAAGAAGTTGAGCTGTCGGACTGATTCATCAATCTTCTGCTTCTTCTCTTGCTCTCGCTTGCTAGGAGCTTTGGATGGCTGACTATAGGGGTCGTCATCTTTCAGATTCCTTCAGAAAGGGATATCGTCATCGATTGCCGGTGCCGGAGCTTGAGCTGGGGCTGAAGCTGGCTTATCTTCCTTCGGCTGCATCGAGATCGAAAGATACTCTTTGCCGGTAGAAGAGGTCTTCTTCCAGAGGGACAGGCGAATCATGTTCCCATTGAGATCCATGCCTTCACCTCGATAAACAGGCTGATTATTCTCAGCTGTGCGATTGTCGTTTTTAAACAGGCTGGCTTGACCAGCTCGGAATTCATATGCCATTAAATACACTCCTTGAGTTGATTGATGATGTTGCTGACTTCGAGATCCAGAGCAATCGCTGAATCTCTTAGTAGGGTTTGAACCTCTGGATCAGCTTCAAGACTGAAGATCTTGGATTGCAGTTCGAGAGGTAGGCGAGGATCGTAATAAATCAGATGGGCGAGCGATGTTTGGGTGATCATCATCTGATATTGGCATTGAAGGACATGATCCTTCAGAGGGTTTTTAGAAAGTAACATTTCCAGATGATTCTTTGTGGTCAAGCACTTGATCTCCAGCAAAGTATCTCCGGCAATGATTCCATCTGGCGAGCATCCCATGAAGTCAAATTCCGGATGAGTGATAAATCCGACCTCTTCGACAGTCACATCGAACAGCTCAGAAAAGAAGGCTCTGGCTTCTGGTTCCGTATTGGTTCCATGTCGCATGGCATCATTGACGAAGGTCGGAGTAGGCTCTCCGGTGAGACGCTCAGTCACTAAGCTGAATTTGAAATTAGTGTGATCAGCTGTGGGAAGTCCCTTTGCAGTCCTATCGATGATCTTCCAAGCGTTTGACGCTGTGATCTTGCCGGCTCTAGCTCTTAACCATTCCGAACTCCCTTGAGGAAAATTAGATATCGTCATTCAAGACCTCGACTTTCTTAGCTTTCAAGGCTTGAGCATTGGTGATCGCTTTCGAGACCGGCTGTTCGACTGAATCGAGATCCTTATCCCCTCCAGATAAGCTTAAAAATGTCATCAGCTGGTATCTGCGAAGATAGGTTAAAAGTTGCCCCTGATTCTGGGGCTTTGCGTCATGGATGTGAAACTTGAGAACGCTCGACTGATACGACTTGCCGGAACTGTGAACAAGAACTGTTTGAACACAAAGCTTCGTCTCGTCAGTCCAAGAATCTTGCATGATGGCGAGGTTGTTCTTAAGAAAGACAGGCTTCACAGCTGTCAAAATATCTTCGAGGGCGAGATAAGATGTTTTCAGATGGGGGTTCCAGCCACTTTTAACAAGGCTTGGCACCTCCCCCAGAGCTTTGACTAGGTCAGGGTAAAAAGAGGATTCTGGGTTCATTTACCCTCCGAGATCGAGAGCTTCATGTGATGGCACCAGAGGGAAACCCAGAATTCCTTGTTGGGCTTATGATTGATTAGCTCAGAAACACGATGAGCATATAAAAGATGAAACTGTTTCATTTGTCGAGTCCTCACAAAATTGTTGAAAGAGACTCAAATTTAATTAAAACTTGCGATATCGTCAAGTTAAAAAGTTGAAGAAACAACAAAAAACCCCACAAAAGTGGGGTTAATATTTGAAAACTAAGGAAAAAATATTTTTAGGTGGGGAAGAGTGCCTTGACATGATAACAATTCTTGATGAATTGGTTCTCAATGACTTCATCATTCGTCACAATGTCATAAAATTTTGGATTGTAGTTATGGCGAAGGGTGCCAACAACAACAGTCCCATCAGAAACCTCGATCGCTGATAAGCGGCCGATCACGATATCGCTGACAGGGTTGAAAACAGCAATCGCTCGATCTAACATCTTGCCATTGCGAACTTGACAATAAACTCCAGAGATCAAAGAAGCATATTCATGCTCAAGCTCGACCGGCTTGGCAAGCTTTGTCATAATGGATCCCTCATTAACTACCCATTCGACCAGAACGACATTCGAATATTCTCCTTCAGCTCCAAAGTGGGCAAGAACCTCAATCAATGGAACATCCAGGATCTTAGATACTTCCTTCGCTTCGTGAAGCTGGAGCTTTCGAAGACCGGAGAGGGTGCGAGAAAATGCTCCTTCATCAAGATTTAATAACTCCGACAATTTTCTCTGTGTTATCTTCTTCGACTGAAGGACTTCTTTGAACCAATTGCGATTTAGTGCAGATATCATCATAGCCTCCTATCATCTACTAAATAAAAAAACAAGTCATTAGCATTTTTTCAAGATATTAAATCAATTTTGTTACATTTCCTATAATTTCTTTTAATTTTGTTGCATTTTTCTCAAGATTGTTTTAAACGTCTTTTTTTTGACAAACTTGCTGAAATAAATAAAACTTGTTATTCTGACAAATCCTCGACTCGAAATAAAGGATTTGTCAATGTCAGCTGTAAACCTCCTCAACGCTCTTCAAAAGGTTAAAAAAACCAAAGAGGGGCAATGGATGGCTTGCTGTCCAGCTCACGAAGACAAAA